ATATCCATCACCGCTAGACTCGTCACGGTTGCCCATGCGATTAGCGTAAACCATGTTAGCGATCTTTTTGGGGTTTCCGGCATATTGGTTCGCAATCTCAAGGGTTGGAAAACGCTTGGGCCACAAACGCATCAGCGTGGCAGCTTTGTAGTTCAGGTTTTCTTCCAGCACACGGAAGTTCCCGCATTCATGCCCGCACTGCCCAATGAACGAGGCCTGCTGGCGCGGTGTGGAAATGTTAAACCGCTGAAAAGTTTCGTTGAATGGATCAACCCACTTGGTGTCAATCTTCAATCGAATCAGTTGTTCACTTGTTACCATTGATCTGCTCCCTTATGGCTTGGTAAGCGTCGATGCACGCATTCAGTTGCGCTGTGTTTCTGTCGCCTTGGGCGATGATTGCGGCAATGGCTGCGAGGGTTTCTCGCTCGGCATCAGCAACTGGGTCAGACGGTCTGTTAGGTTGACCTCCCGCTTCTGTGCTATTTCCGGTGGGAGCGGCGGCACTTGTGGTGGTTTGAATGCAACTTGGGGTGCTGATGCGCACCCGGCCAGCACGAATGGCGCGATCAAGAGCAGTTTGTTTTTCAGCGACGACATTGTTCACCTCTTGCAGTTGGGTTGCTGTGTTGTTGAGCTTGCTAGTCATGACCCGTTCAACTTCGCGGGCCTCATCATTTTTCTTGGCAATTTCGACTTGCATTTCCATATCACGTTCTTTCCAACCTTTGTGATGGCCGGTAAAGTAAATGGCAATGGAGGCAATAACAGCGCCAAGAATCAGGTAGGGGGATGGAATACCAAACATTACGCAGCCTCCCTACGAGCTAACGCAAGGGCTTCACGTTCGTGATCTGGCTCTTGCTCATGCGGTGGTGTTGTGGGTGGCGGGGGTGGTGTCCATGTCTCATCCAGCGCAGGGTTTACCCATGTTGGCAGAGCACTTGATGGTGGTGTCCAAGTAGATGTTACTGGTTGCGGGGATGAACTTCCAACACTTGGCGGACTGGGGTTTGATGGGCTGGGGCTTTGCGTTCCTGATATGACGTTGGCTGCAGCGCCCACTGCTCGTTTACTCATCACGCCGCCAATCCCGCCGACTACCAGCAGAACAATGTCGTTCAGCATCTTGGTGTAGGCTTGGTCAATCGGGGCCATCGACTTGATCGGCTGGGTCACAAACGTGACAGAGTACAAGAGCGCAATCACAATGACGAACAGGATCAGCGTGACCGCAATGACTACGGCTCCCCACACTCTGACTTCGATGTCTTCAGCGGTTAGCCGGTGCTTCTGGTGGTTTGGGTTGTTCAACTTGCTTCTCCAAAACAGGGGCGACGAGGTACTCCGGGCATGTCTGTGTAAACAGGCACTTGGGCTTTTGGCACTGCGCATCAGCGAAGTGATCCGGGTCTTGGCAACTGTACCGATAACGGTCTTCGCAGGCGGCAAGACATCCGACTGCAAGGGCTACGGCGAAAAACACATATTTCATCACAGTCTTTCAAAACGGAAGATAACTCAACGCTTTGTCCATCGCCCTCTTGGCCAATGGCTCCGGCAAAACATAGACAAAATCCAAAAACCACCAGACGCCAGCTACATAGCAGAATAGCTTAAACCACTGCTTGAACCCGGCGACGATGTCTTTCATGTGCAGCCGTACTTGTTGCAGTGCAAGTAGAAGTAGATGCCGCCCCAAGCCACAAGGCCAAGCAGGAGCAACAGCCCACCACCGAGCAGGAATGCTTCAAGGGCTTCTTGCTGTTCTTTCTTTTTACGAACAGCGGCTTCACGCTCACGCTTGGCTTGCTGCGCGGCTTCAGCCTCCATCTTGGCGGCACGCGATTTAATGTTCTGCCACACGTCCATCTTGCCCGAGGAAAAGAACAAGTTTTTCAACTGCTCTTCAAACTCACGGGCGCTTTCAATCGCCATTTCGAGCTCAAGGGCCTTGCCCATTGCAGAGCCTTTAAAGCCACCAGATTTGGCTGTTTGCACCACTTGGATGGCGGTAACCTTGGCGTCAAAGTACTTGCCCAGCATGGGGGCAAGACTGCCAATGTCGTTTGCTGTTTGAGATGCTTTCTTGACCAGCTTGATAGCTGATTGGACTGCATCGAGCGCTGCTACTGGGTCAATAGGGATCATAGCTTGTCCGCCTTTCCGTCGAGCTTGTCAAAAATTTGCTTCAGGATTTGCTTGATTTCAGCAATGTCAGAACGATAGTCATCTTTTATGACATAACTGTGAGGCAAGTCATTTAGTTTGTCTTCCATTTTCTGAATCTTTGCAGTCAGCGAGTTGAAGACATAGACAGCCAAAAAGCCCCCAACCGAAACCACGATGTTAAAAAGCTGCTGGTTGTCCATTGCGAAGTGTCCTACGGTATAACTGTTGCGGTGATGAAGCCAGCATCTATTGTGCCAGATGCCGCAAGAACGGCCCCAGTTCCAACAAAACCTTCCGCCAATACAGGCCTAATTTTTGTTCTGGCAACCGCATCGGTGATCGTTACCGAGTCGCCTGTGCTGGATTTAAACGCTGCTGAAACGGACAAAGCATCAAGGGCTGAAGTGCTTTCTGCTGACCTAACGCCAAAAACCGATGGGGCTACAAGCGAAACATCGGTGATCTGAAAGGACTCTGCAACTTGCGGAGAAAAACTGGCGAGAAGGCCTAAAGCCTCCGAACTGGAAGCTGTTTCATCTATCAGACTGACAAACCCTACAAGAACTTGGGGCGTGTCCGTTGGCTGCGCTGTTTCAAAAACAGAGTTTGAATAGCTCAAATAACCAGTGTCGTAGTCACCTATAGAAACACTATCCGCAGCGTCTGCGCTTAGGATAGCAAGCCCGGAAATGTTACTGATCGCTAAGTAGTCAACGTTTGCGCCATCGGTAAAAATCAAACGGCTGTTACCTCCGCCGTCGGTTGAGTTTGCGCCTACGTACCAATAATCGGGTTTGCGCAAAAGGGCTGGGGATGCTGAAGTTGAGCCGAGCGTACAAACAGCACCAGCAGAACCGGCCAAACTAAACTGTAAAAAATCAGTGGTCGTACCAGCGGTGAATAAAACAGATGTTGCACCTGTCGTAGCATACGAGTTTGTAATATCTTGAAAAGTATTTGAGCCTGTTATGGTCAAAGTACCAGCACCTCCTTGGTTTATAGTCATAAAATTTTTATTACCGCCAGAAAAAGTTTTGGCAGATGCGCTAGTCAAACTGATTGTACCGTTTCCAAGTACATTTAAACCTGATGAAATATTAGTATTCCATGCAGTACCTGCGCCAGTACACGTTATGGTACGTCCATTATTAAACAGCATTCTGTAGTTACTGTTAGACGAACTAAAAAATCCAGTAGTCAAATTGCCATATATTAAGTACAAAGTGCCATTGGTTAATCCTAGTGTTCGCGTTGGACCAAGCGTTAAATCATCTTGAAGCGTCCAACTACCGCTACCATCAAATGCTACGTCGCCGTCTATTGTTTTGCCGTTTGATGTAATGGTTTGCGCTGTTGTTGAAGCAAAAGTTGCTGAAAAAACAGATGTAAAAAAAGTAGACACGGATGACAATACAAGATCACCATAAATAGATGCGTTACCGCTAGTAATTGTTCCTCCAAATCCAGTGCAATCAATGGTGTCATATGCCCTAGCACCGGTTGGGTTAAATATATCGGTTCCGGCGGTAATGTAATGGCTACAGGTATTTGTCCCCGGCACTGCTGTGGCTGTTAATGGACCAGAAACAATCCGAGTTCCAGTACTTCCGCTGTAGTTGTATTCAACTCGCTTGCTTCCGGTAATGGTTAAATTGGTTCCTGTGTTTGTGGTAAATACAGTAGCGTTATTGCCTGTAATAACAATTTTGCCCGTACCAAAAGCCAATGTTCGAGTATTGCTGTTGTTTGAACTAAAGTTACCCGCAGTCGCTGTATAACTGTTTAAATTCAATGTGCCATTAGATAATCCAAGTTGACGAGTGCTACCTATAGTTAAATCTGATGCAAGTTGAAAAGTGCCGCCAACACCATCAAACGTAACTGCACAATCTATGGTTATGCCATTTGTTGTAATGGTTTGCGATGTCGTTGAGGCAAAAATCCAAGTGTTTGTGCCGCTAATAGTGCCCATGGTGGAAGACAACACCAAATCACCGTAAAGTTGTGGGGCTGAGTTTGCGGCAATAGAACCAGAAAATCCAGTGAAATCAAGTGTTCGTATGAAGCGAGTAGCCGTTCCTAAAGAAATGGTATCCGCACCAGCTTTAATGTATATATTGGCTGCATTTGAAAAAGCAGCGCCAGTAGAAATGTTGGTTCCGCTTATGCTTCGTGTTTCGCCTGATAAACCATTGCCAATGATTTCAACTACTGGAGTTCCGGTAAAAGTTAATCCAGTTCCAGTTGAAGTTGTATATACCGTTGAGTTTGTACCAGTAACAACAATTTTTCCCGAACCAAAAGCCAATACTCGGGTATTACTGTTAGACGAGTTAAACAAGCCTGCGGTCAACGTGTAACCATTTAAATCCAATGTGCCAGCAGTTAGCGTACAAGTACGGATTGAAGCAACAGCAGATGGTGCTGGGCCTAAAATCAAATTAGATTGAAGCTGAAAAGTAGCGCCTGCACCGTTGAAGTTGAAGGGGCGGTCAAAAACAACACCAGCGGTATTGATCGTTTTTGTGCCTGATGTGGCGGCAAACGTCAAAATAGAAGTTGTAAAGTTTTGCACCATGCCCGATGTGGAACATTTTAAGTTTCCATACACCGTAGCGGTAGTGTTGGTTATTGCGCCAGCAAAACCTGTAGGATTTACTCCATCGGTAAAATCTAAATCTCTTACAGCATTTGTAGAAGTAATAGTAAAAGTACCAGTGCCAGCAGTAATCCTGAACGAGATGCTGTTTGCTTCTGTAACCACACCGGGGCTAATGGTTCTTGCTGTTGCACTGTTATCAGTGCAAATAACTTGAGGCGTACCTGTTACTGTTGTGTTTGTGTTTCCAGTAAATACTACACCTGTACCCGTAACTGTAATGTTACCTGTGCCAAATGCCAATGTATTAGCAACAGTGCCTGAGTCAAATGTTGTGGCACTCAACACATAATTGTTTAAGTTTAAAGTGCCTTGCTGAAGCGTTACCGTATTGGTTGTTGTCAAATTGCCAACAATTCTGACCACATTGGTTGGAGAGCCATTGCAGTTAATGGGGAAAGTCAGACTCACACCATTGGTGGTAATAGTTTGTGTTGTGTTAACACCTTGAAAATACCAAGAGCCTGTACCAGTAATTGTAGCTACAGAAGGAATTGTATAACTACCAACAACCCACGGCACGTTTGTGGATGATGCCAAAGTAAACGCAGTTGTTCTTGTGCTTGCGTCTATCGTCCCAATAAACCAGTTTTGGTCAACAGTAATTGTGTTGCCCGTTGTCAAACCAGTATTTTCAATGATGACGGTATCTTGAGCCAAAGGATGATTACTGGCAGCTACTGTGCCACCAGACGTTGTTGCCCATGCCGTAGTTGACCAGTTACCGCCTGCTGCAAGGTTCCAGTATTTGTTGACTCCGGCAGCAAACGTAATGTTGCTGTTGCCACCTGCATTACCCAAGCGAGTACCTGACCATGTACCTGATGCACCTGCTGCTACCATGTCCCGAAAATCTACATCACCAAGGGTTGCTATTGTGGCAACGGTGAGAGTGATAGGCGTACCAATTCCAGTTCCTGTTGAAGCTGTTCCAACAACCTGAATACGCCGAATAGGTGTGTTAGCTGCGCCAAGAGTAAGCGTTCCGTTGATCGTTTGATTTGCGGCAACCACAAAACGTCTAGCGCCAGTTGTCGTTAAACTTGTTTGAGTCAAATTGTTAAAAGTGTTTACACCAGTAATTGTTGTAACTCCATTGGCTGTACTCGTAAAAATGACGTTATAAAAAGTTTGCCCACCACCGTTAAATGTTGGTGATGTTGAAGCACCAGTAATTGTTGAAGTGCCAGCATCGAACGTCAATCCGGTTGGAGTTGTAATGTTTATAGGTGTTCCTGTGGAACAAGTTATGGCAGACGAGCCAAGAGAAACAGATCGTGTGGATGTGGTGGATGCTGCTAATGAGCCAATAGACATTGCAAAATTGGCAGTGTTAAATGCTCCATTGGTAATTGAAAAACTAGTTGTACTTGTAAATGCACTTCCCAAAGACCAACCCCCGCCAGTACCACCGCATATAACTTGCAAGTTACCTAGCGTCACGTTGTTGGTCGTGATGGTCTTACCAGTAGTAGTCGCCAAAAAGTTAATTACAGAACCAGTTGTTGAAGTAAACACAACACCAGTAGCCGCACTTGTCCAACTGCCATAGACGTTAATAACCGCTGTGGCTCCAGATGTTATGGTGACGTTACCCGAAGCAGGGCCAGCAATAGTTACATCAGCGCAGACAGCGTTTGTGCCAATAGTTACAGCATAGGCTGTGGCATTAGATGCCGAGTTAAAGATGACGTTATCAGCAGATGTAGGCGCAGAAGCACCGCCAGAACCGCCAGAGGTTGCAGACCAGTTAGTTGTAGTGGTTGCGTCCCAAGTGCCAGCACCACCAACCCAGTATCTAGTTGCCATGCTTATTCCTCAATAGAAGGTGCTGTGACACCAGCAAGCCATTTGTTGTATCGGTCTTGTTTCATGGCTTCAATTTCTGCGTCAGTCATGGTTTGCCCATCAAGCAAAACAATGGCATCCGCATACTTGCCGTACGGGCTGTCAAACTCAAATTCGATCGTAGTCATACTCAAAACCCCCAAGTAAAAACACCCGCACGAGGCGGGTGTATTCTATACCGCACAAGATTGTTTATCAACCAGCCAAGCTAAGTGTGTACGTCACGTTGAGTACGTCATTGGCACTTACGACGCGATCGCCGGGGGTCGAGAAATCAGCTGCGGAAAACAAAACACCAGCTGTACCGCCTTTAGTGTTGCTACTGGTCAAAAATGCACCACCAACAGTTGCAGTACCGTTCATGGTAAAACTAGCTGCAGAGCCAGAATTGGTGGCTACTGATGGGTTAGCCGTTGTGGCTGTACTAAAAGAACACTGTGGGCGTGTAGTGTTGTTGTACAAAACAACTTCAGTCCAGCCGCCATGCGAGGACATAGTATCTCCAGCAGCAGGGTTGTTATTGGAGCCGCTACCATAAATACCGATGTACCAGTTAGTAGCCGGAGAGCCGCCGCAAAGTGCGGTGTTAACCATGTACTGCAAACCAGTATTTACCACCAAGTTGTGGTTTTCAGCTTCCCACTTCAAGTTGCCGTCTTTGTCAAAGCACTGAACGGTAAAGTATCCAAGAGCAGTAGCGTCTTCGCCGGAAAGAGTGCCCGCAGACAAGCCAGCAGCTACAGTATCAACAGATTTTGCGGTGTTATTGAACATAGCTGTTCCTTATGAAAATTGTTCACGGACTACAAACTTCAACAAATTATAGACGGTCTGAATTTGACCAGCAAAATTTATTTCAATCTCACCCTCATACGCACCGGCTGGTACGTTGAGCGTTGTCCCGGGGAAACTAAAAAGCACGTACCCATCAGTTCCATCGCTAACAAACGAACAAGACAAAGTGCTCAATGTTGTGGTGCTGCCAGTTGCTCTAAACTTGACAACAACCGTGGCGTCACTGACATCCAATGGCGTAGCGTCCGCATTTTTCAGCGCAAGTTTGATAACTGGGAGGTTGTCCCCGCGAACCAGTTTGATTTTATCAGCCATGGTTTACCTTACACTTTTGGCGCAACACCTGTCGTACCGGCCATCTCAGTAGTCAGTGCAGCTTGAAACGCGCCGTAGTGCGCCTGCGCACGCTGAGCATTGCCTGCGTACTCGCTGTCTTTGGTGTAAGCGCGGTACAAAATATAATCCGCCAACACGTTGCCGTAAATGTCAGGCAAGCTGATGTTACCTGTTACAGAAGTGTACGTAACGCCGTCTGCGGGCTCGGTAATGTCTGTGGGGTAGGCTGAGTACACGATTTCCACGGAAGCGCCTGTAGAGGCTGCTGGAGGGTACACATAAAACACTTTGGGATCACGTGGATCGTACATGTAATGCAGCAACTCGGTCACACCAGTTAAGTTGTACCAGTTAGGGCTTTGCGTGTCCAAAATGTTGCGGTTGGTCATGCGAACAGAGCGCTTGTTTCCGCTGGTGTTTCGGATTACGTCAATCAGTTTGGAACCGTTGCTTGGCAGGGATTGTTTAGCGCCAGCAACCAAAGCCAAAGTAGCGTCAGTAACCATGGAGTCGGGGCGATACAACACCACTTCTCGCTGGCCGTCATTGAGGTAGCGCACCAGTTCATTGATAGGCCAACGAACGGATGTGTTGTCCTGCATCGTTTCAACGACGCGACGGATGATGGATTGAGCTGCGATGGTCATGATTTACCTCATGCAAAAGGACGTGGGCGAACGCTCATCGAACCACGGATAAAACCGTAAGTGCTTTCGACGCGGGAACTGTTTGTTTGTTTGGCCATGGCCAGTTGCAAATAGCTGGCTTGGGCTGGGTTTGTGAACGGCTGATCGGGAATCATCATGGCTTTGGCTATAGCGCCGTTGGCCACTGGGTTGATCCAGATGTTGTACAAGTCATCGTCAAGCGTCGTAGCCGTACGTGCGGGACGTAAAGCAACCGCAACCACCACAGAATATGAGTCGTCTGGAGGTGGAGTTAGATATAGGGTAAACACTGAGTCTGTTCGATCAGTGTAAAAAGCGCGGGGTTTGGCTTTGTCTGTTGGCAGATCGTTGTGAACAATCTCCGACATGCCGGGGCGAAGTTCTTGGCCAGTAAGCGTCACACCCATTACGCGGTCAATGTTATGCTGCGTAGAAGGTGGGTCTAAGTCGTACTGGGAAATTCCAGCAGCGGTCTTAAACGGGTCAAGATTTTGTCGTAGGACAAGTGAGTTTGAACAGAAATCTATGGCAGAGTCAAGCAAGAGCTGCGCAGCAAGCGGCTCTGAGCAACCGGGTAAATACGGCAGTATTCGCGGAAAAAAAGCGCTCAGAGCTTGCATGTGAATACCTTATTCGGTAGCTTCGACAGACACAACGATTTCAGGTTCGTCAGACGTTACCACGGATTCTACAACAGCAATTGCTTTTTTGCGAGTCTTCGGTGCGTTAGCTTCGTCAACAGCAAGGTTTGAATGCTCATTGGCCAGCAATTGACCTGCTTCAGTAAACTCCCACTCTTGGGCATCGTTCAGATACGCAGCAATTACGATTTCCCCGTCAATTCTGACGTGGACTTTGTTCATCAAAATTTCCCCGCCCAAGCGGTCCATCAGTTCAAGTGCGTTCATTTATATCTCCAGATGTGAAAAGGGGCCCCGAGGGGCCCCTTAACTGTATCACCAATCAGGTGGCAGAGCCAACGATGGCAATAGACAAGGCTTCAGGTTTCACAACCTTACGGCCATACACAGCCAAACCACGGACGATGTCGCCGAAGTCTGTCTGGTTACGCAGAGGCTCAGTCTTGTTGATGGTCATGGCGAAAGACACAGCGGCCTTTGTACCAGCGATCATTGTACGACGTGCCTTGGCGTTGGTCACAGCACCACCAGTGGAGGTAGCAGACAAACCAGCAACCAGTGCCTTACCAGCTTCGCCGCGTGGCAGCAAGTTGGAGACGTAGACGCTGAAGCGGTCCAACATACCGACTTTGCCGGTACGGATGGTGCTTGCTTGGTCGCCGGTGAAGTACGCTTGAGCAATGTTCGATTGCATCAGCAACTGGCGATCGTAAGGGCTGATAATCAGAAAACGGCCATCTTCAGGCACGTTCTGTTCGTCCAGCACTGTGGCCATACGCAAGATGGTGTTCAACACGTTTGCAGGAGTGGCTTGGTCGATAGGAGTTGTATCTGTGCCCAAGTTGTAGGCAGCAGAAATCTTACCGGCAGTGGCACCGTAGTTACCAGTTGCAGCACCTTGAGTCACAAAGCTGTTGAAGAACACTTCGTTTTCGATGGCGATCTTCAATTGCTTGGCAGCGTCTTCGGTGAACATGTTCATCAAATTGATGTCAGCTTGGTAGTCCAACACGTCACTGACTTGCACGCCAAAGTACTTGCCTTTGTTGACTTGCATGTCTTGGTAGATCGGAGTAGGAACTTCGTAGCTCAAGCTCTGGCCAACAGTGTAGTCAGAGATGCTGATCGAAGGAGCCAGACGGATACGCACGGTATCGCCTTGGTTCTTCAACTCGCCTTCGTAGTCAGTGTTAGTGATTTCTGACAAGATGGTGTTTTGGTAGAACTTGGCCAGCAACTTACCAGACCACAGGGTCGGGATAAAGGCACCGGAGTACGATGGGTTGGTGTCATATGCACCAGAACTTACGACAGGGAACGTAGCAGCCATTTTGGCCTCCTAAATAAAAACAGGTTGGGTTAACGCTGCATCCAGATTCTTACGCTCTTACGCGTCCGTCTCTGTAAGCTGCGTCGATTTCAGCTTCAAGTTTACGTGCCTCATCGGGCTGTCCCCTCGACCCCAGTTCCACAGCGCGTTTGAACATGTTTTGGATGTCCCGATCTGTGTACAACTTGCCTTGTTGAGAGGCAGCGGGGGCGCTGGAAGCGCTCCGTTTTGGCTGGACTTGACGTGCAATTTCTTCGGCTTTGTTAGGTGTTGGCTCCACGTCTGCTGATTTCAAGGTAGCCTTGAACAAGCTCACGTAGTGTGCGATACCTTCCGCGTCGCCTCGGTTAAACGCTTCTTGTGCAACAGTCATTCGTGGACCACGCAGCAGTGGGTCAACTTCATTTAGCCAAGCGATCCACTTGGGATCAACGTTAACTTCTTGAAAGTCGGGCACCATACGGTGCAACCGCTGCTCAAATGATGCTTCAGACACTTGATTGCCGGTCGCGTTTAACTGCTTGCGCAGCTCTTCGTTCTCGGCTTTCATGGCGTCTAGCTCACCACGAAACTCCATTGCTACTTCGCGTGCAACTTTGCGTTGGACCTCAATAAGGTCCGAGCCGAATGCTTCAACGTCAGCATCCGTGACCAACTTCTCAGCTTTGGCAGACTTGACTTCTGATTTCGGTGTTTCAGCAGCTTTACGGAACAACTCCATTTGGCTTTTGAGTTCTCGAATGTCAGAGTGCAAGCGAGGTACTTCAGCATCGTACATGCCCTTGAGGGTTTTGTACTTTTGCTGCCATGTCTCTTCTGCGACAGCTGGTTCTGTCGGTTCTGGCTTCGTCTCAACAGGTTTTGGTTCAGCGGGCTCTGGTGCTGGCTCAGGGTTGGGCTCTGCTGGTTGGGGATCAGGCTCTGTGGGAGCGGGTTTCTGATTTTCTGCCAGCTGCTTCTCTAACGCTTCCAGCGCGTCTAACTGTACTTGAACTTGTTTTGGCAATGCCATTTTGGTGTTTCCTTTTCAGCTCCAACTCTGTTTAGGGCTCCTACTGCGGTCTGCCTTACACATAATGGTTTGCTTCGGATAAAAACCGGTCAGTTTCCCAACCGGGCGAGAATCTCGGGCGATTTTTCAACCGCTTCGAGAAAATCTGTTAAGGCTTCGGCCCGACCTTGGAGTCTGTGAATCCTGATCGGGTCTTCTGCGACGACCAGCAGAGTTTTAATCTCTTCCAGTTTCGCGGCAAACAACGCAAGCAGGGCTTCATTCTCCGGCAGCTTACAGCGATAAAGCGCTTGTATCTGCTGCCGATCAGGCTTTTGGCCTACAAAAATCTTCATATGTGAATTCTATACCGAATTACCGGGTACACGTCAAGAAAGATTTTCAAGTTTATACAAAGTCGAGTCTGTTTGCGCAACAATCTCGTCAATCAGGTTTTGCAATTCACTGTGATCGCACATGCCATCGCGGTTTTCGTCGATATAACGGCGCAGTCCACGGACCATTTGAATTGGGTCAGACTCGGGTTTATATGGCAACTCGGGATAATCCAAAATGCCATATCGACCTTGAGTAGCTTCGGCCAATGTGTCAGTCAACTCCACGATATTGTCGTAAAACTCATTGAGCGCGACATGCGTAGCGTAACTTTTGGTGCGCAAATGCAACACATGCGCGTTTGTGCGTGCATGGAATAACTGCATAACCAATGCAGCGATCGTGGGTGTGGCGGAAATGCCTTTCATTTTTATACTCCGTTTGGTCTTGGTGACATCATATTACTCTCTCGGCCACCGACTTGGCTACCGTCTGGGAGCATATTCTTTGGAGATGGACCGCTGGTCATGCCTTTGCCGCCTTGGCCCTGACCCTGCACTTCGCCCATAATCATTTCGATCTGCTGCTGAAGTTGCGCAATCATCTGCTGCTGTTGCTGAATCGTGCTGATCTGCTGACGGTCTGGAACAATGCGATCCACATTACCGCTCAAGTTTTTGGCTTGATCGCGCAAAAGTTCTGCAGCGCCGTCCATACCCACGATCTGCTGAGCCACTGGGCTGTTAAGCACAATCTGCAAGAACTCGTTTCTGCGCACGGCTTCAGCTTCCTTGATGACCAACGATGTAGCGCCCTTGGCCACGATATTCACGTCACCAATCAAATCAGGGTCTTCGCTGTAGCGCAAATTGTCTTGGTACAAACGCTCAATAGCCGGTGTAATCACGTTGTGGTCGATGTTGCTGATGACCTGCTTGATACCCTTGCCAGCGTTGCTTATCAACATAGACAAACCAGATGATGTGCGGCCAGCGCCCGGTGTGCTTTCGCCCGACATGTAACGAGGAATCATCGTATCTTCGTCAGCGCGTGCAGAGAATTTCTCAAACACGGCCATCAGCTCAGCAGCGTTGCTTTGTGGCTGGAAAAACGTAATGGGAGCAGAACTGTCGTTGACTTCTGACTGAGTGAACTGCCAGATTTTCCAAGGGTGCATGTCGGTGATGTCTTCACCCTGCGGCAAGCGGCTCACGTTTACACCCACCTGTGGGCCAGAGCTGATACCCATGTTGTTGGCCAAGCTGCGGGCCGAGGCATTCACCATCGACTGCGCGTCACGGCACAAATCAGTCACGCCCTTACCGTCCACGGAGCCGGGCAGGTTCTCGTAACTGGTGAGGTAGTATGGTTTGCGGCCCAGCGGGTCGTAGTTAAGCACAGCGCGGATCACGGTGTTGCCGATCAACCAAACTTCGCAAGGATATGTAAGCGCAGGGTCAGGAATTTCTTTCTCGGTCAGGCCCCACTCAAGGAGCAAACTGCCTTTGACCGAGTCCCACAACTGCAACGCGTCAACCAAATCACCGGAGATGATTGCCTCAGTGACGTACTTGCCTTCGGCCTGCGCTTTTGATGCGTCAGTCCACAGCCACTCTTTCATGCCTGCAGTACCAAAATCATTGAGCACCGTGCGGATGGCATCGTCGTTGTAACCGGGCACGCCCATCAAGGCCTGCAACTCTTCGGCTGTAAGGCGGTGGCGCTCAATCACGTAACCATCGCACAGCTCCCAAGCCCATGGAGCCCAGTACACCATGAACGGATCAACGCGCTCCCACTCGTTACGAATCTCTTCAACAGGAACTAGCTTGCCGTTTTGCCACTGCAAAGTTTTGCGTTTGCGTTTGATCGGGCCTTTCATTACAGCAAACGGGAACGTAACGATGTCGTCCAAAAACTCATCGAACGCTTTATGCCAGCCGCCTTCATCCAGCTGGTCTTCCATCTTACGCTCCATGCGAGCCACCCGCTCGTCAGCTTCTTCTTTCAACTGACGCTGCGCTTGGTCTTTCATGCGCATGGCAATTTCACGCAACTCTTCGGGAGTGGGCTGCATACCGCCTTGCTGTATATGCGCCATCAGCTGCTGGGCCAGTGTAGCCTGCAGCCCTTGCAAAATCTCTGGAGGCATTGTGGGGTTTGGTGTTGCCTCGATGCTCCACGGCTTATCTGCGCCCGAACCAAGCAACGTGTCCCTGAGCCAGCTTGTTGCTGCGCGGCATTTGACAGAGGTCAGGTTGATGAAAATGTCTGAGCCGCCTTGCTCTTTAATTTCCTGCGCTTTTTCTGGGTCGTAGGCCCCGTCGCGCTGACGCATGCACTGCAACATGCGCTCTTCAAGTTTTCGTTTTGCAGTTCGTGAGCTATCCCATCTCGTTCGGATATGCGCGGCCAACCCCTGAATAACAGGCTGATTCTGCATTTCATCACTGCGGGCTTTGGCTTGAGCCTCAAGGTCAGATGCACGGGCGACGGGAAAAAGGGCGATACCTGATGCCATGTTGGCTCCAAGAAGAAATGCAGGAATTGTACCTGCAGGGTGTACAGGGTCAAGTGTAAGCGTACTTTACACGTTTTACCTCACGTCGTGTTGTTCCAAGGCCAGCACCGCGCACATTCATATCCATCACGGAGTCCGCGTACTGGTTGGCGTCGTGTACGTGAGAAAACTCGTTTTTGTCCGGCTTGTCTTCCATCTCGCCGTTTTTCTTGATTTTGTACCGGTAGCCATACCGAAACCCCTTGATTAACTGCGTGCATGCCGGGTCAATCAGGTACATCGCCTTACCCTCGAGCTGCTGGTTTAGCAGACGTTCAACCGACTGAATCCTAAGCTCGGGTTTGTTTGTCGGCGGTTTCACACATTTGAACCCCGCGTTTTTTAACACATCAACCAGCGTCATCTCGTTTTGCTGCTGTTTGGCATACCCAGCCGGGTCTGGCGCAACCAAAAACGTGCAACCCATCAAGTTATTCGCAATGTACGGGTTCAATTTTGTACGCAAAAACGTTTCGATACCCATGTTTTCGCTGGTAAGCTCACCAATAGTCACCACGCGCCCACGAGGATCGCGCTGCTTAAACACCGCAGCCGGAGTACGCCCAAAGTCCAATCCAATAATAACCGGGTACTCCTCGCCTCGAATCGGTTTGATGGTGTCCTTGGCCACATGAAAATCAGCGATGAACGTCTTTTCGTACACCGGGGTGCCAGACAACGACCTACCATACTCCGACCGCAGATACACACGCAACCAGTCCTCGGTTTTCCCCGGGATCAAGTTGGGGTAGTACTGCTTGGGCAGGTGGTTGTAGTTGTCGCACTCTGGGTTGACGCACCATTCGACGCCGTCCTTGTCAAGCAAGATTTCTTCCGGGTCTTCCTTGTACTTCTCGATGTACGCAGGTGGCTTGATGATCGCCGCTGGCTGCTTGTAGATGCTCCAGTTGCTCGGCGGCTCTTCCATTTTGTTATGCCACCACGTGTCCTCGTCGGGCATGTTGGTATCAAACAGCGCACACGATCTCGTGGGCCCGCCGTCTTTCATGGACGGATACCGGTTTAGACGGCCAAGCAGGCCATCCACAACGTCTTGGTGGAGCTCTCGGGCTTCGTTGCCCCATATGAACGTGGTCTCCAGCGACAACGCCTTCCTGACGTCATCAGGCGTGTCCAGAGCAATGAATAGCCACTCCGATTCGACTGTGGTGCCGTCGGCTAATCTGGCCATCAGTATAAACGTCTTTTCAACAGCTTTCCAAATCCCAGCCTCGCCCGGGGGCAACCAGTCAAACACCGTTTTTCTTGTCGTCAGCGCCAACTGGTCCGCCGTGTTACGCACAATAACCGCCCGGGTCTTCCTGACGTTCTTCGCGTTCGGCGCTTGGCCCATGGCAAGCCGCACCAGCTCATGTACACACGTCACAGATTTACCGCCACCAACAGGCCCGGCCAGAACTCGGACGTAGTTTTCGTCCAACATGAAGTTACGCTGGGTTTC